ACGATACTGCTGTCCAAGACCCCACTGCACAGAACGCTGGCGGCTGGTCTGGGGCTGAGTTCCCCGTACGTGCTCATCGCCCTCGTCTACGTGTTGATGCGCGCTGGGGAGTTCCCCCTGGAGATCGTGATCCCCTGGGTGTTGTGGATCTTCGTGGTGGGGGTGGTCTCTTCGGTAGCTGTGGACAGGTTTCGCTTCGCCGAGTAATGATCGGGGGCCTATCCAGTGCCTCCAACGGGGGAAGTAAGAGGCGCGCCTGGAGGGGTTCCGGCGCGCGGAGTGTCCGCATGGTCCCATGCTTCCACGAGGTGGGGGAAGAAAGTGCGGAACCACGGTTTGGGCACCACCTTGACGATCTCGCCGCGTTCGATGCTGAGCTCGAGTCGTTGAAATATGGAGAGCAGGACACCACGCCGCTGAGACGGCGAACCGTCACGGGCCACGCGGGCCAGGTCGGTGATGCGCTGCAAGGAACTGTCCGGATCGTGCGAGCCGAGTCCGAGTTGGGTTTCCAGGTCCAGGGTCGCGGCGGTGATCTCTGCCTTGCGGGCGTGGAAGGCGTCTCTGTCGATGTCGCCCTCAAGCCGCATCTCGGTCAGGCGTATGAGCTTGGCGCGCTTTGCCTGTAGCTCCCTGAGTAGGTCCGCATTCCTGGGCTCGGCCTCGATTCGCTCCTTGACGCGGTCCCTGATCATATCCTGCAGCTGAGTCGGAAGGGCGAGGCCGTCGAGTAGCGCCACCGCCTCGGCTTCCAGCCGCTCAGCCGGGAAGGAGCCACGGTAGGGCTGGCAGGCGGGGCCAGGGTGCCGGTAGGTCGGGTCGCCTCCCCTGCCCCGCCGCCTGCCCCACAGCCGCGCTCCACAGTCCTGACAGTAGAGCAAGCCGGTCAAGAGGTACAGCCTGGATGGGCTTCGGCTTGTGCCCTTGGTCCTGTTTCGTCTCACGTCGGTGACGTGGCCGGCGAGTTCGTCGCTGATGAGCGGTTCGTGGTCGCCGTCGTAGATCTCGGAGTAGGCTCGGTCTCGCTCACGGCCGACTGGAATCTTGCCGGCATAGAGCCAGGCGTTCTGGAGCACGCTGCGGACGGAGACCTTGGTGAAGGGCTTGGCTCCGTAGCGGTCTCGGAAGCGGTAGCCGCGGCGGTTGAGCTCGACGGCCAGCTGTGAAAAGCTGTAGCTGCCGGTGGCGTACAACTCGACCAGGAGCGTGACGATTCGCGCGTCCTCGCCGGGGATGAGGTGGCCGTCCTCGCGGCGGTAGCCAAATGGGGCGAGGCCGACGTGGACTCCCTTGGTGCGTCGGTGGCGGACACTGTCTGAGATGCGCTCGCTGGCGAGATCGGACTCAAGCGACGCGACCACCATCAGCATGGCGAGGAAGGCGTTGCCTATGGCGGTCGTGGTGTCGAAGCGCTCCTTGACGCTGACGAGCTCGACGCTGTGCTCTTGCAGGAGGTCGACGAAGTTGAAAAAGTCCCTGGGAGACCGCGACGCCCTGTCCAGCGAGCTCACAACGACGGCGACTACTTCGGGCCGGGGCAGCTGCGTCTTGAGGCGGCGCCACTCTGGGCGGTGCTTCTCGGAGCGGCCGGAGCGGTGTCCTTCGGCGTCCTGGTATACCTCGTAGGTCCAGCCTTTTTCGTCGCAGACGCGCATGCAGTGGTCCAGTTGGCGCTCAGGGCTGGCGCGGTCGGCCTCGTAGCGGACCATGGAGCGGCGGACGTAGATCAGGGCTACGCCCACGGCCACGCCCCGAGGGATTCCAGCACGAACCTCAGCACCAGCCCCCCACCGATCACGAGCATGAACCAGACAAACGCGTCCTCGTGCTCCTGCATCAACCGGTCGAAGTAGCTACCCTTCCACCTCACGCCTCTCCTCCATCATGCGTCGCTGACGACGCAGCAGGAGCATCTCCCCGAACTGTATCCACTCGTTGAGCTCCTCCGCGTCCATGGAACGCACCAGACGCCCGACCACCTCCCCCAGTCCTTCGAGGTCGGCAGCCGGCACAGTGTCGGTGTGGCCCGCAAGCCTCAGGATGTCCCTCTCAGGAACCCCGAAGTAACGCGCCAGTGCGTGCACAGAGGCCACCGACGGACGCCGAGACCCCAGGATGAAGCTGGAGATGGAATTCCTCGACAGGCCGGCCTCCTCACTGGCCCGCGTGACGGGTTTCGCTCGCAGCTTGCATGCCTTGTCTAGAAAGTCGCCGAGGCTGTGGGCCTCAGCGGCCAACCGGCCGATCTCGTGTTCGACGTTCACGTGATCACCCCCTTTCTTTTCGCGCGGGGCCGGTCGCGACGCTGCAGTGAGCTTGTACTTAGTTACGTGGGTTGTACTGGTATTATACACGAAATGTCATCGTTTGACAACATTGCGTTTTGGGTGTATAATGTCATCGTTTGCAGATATGGACGAGATAGAGATCACCTCATCGGAGCTGGGCGACGTGTTGGATTTTGTCACGAAGGTGGCTGACATCGTCGGCACGCCCAGGAAGGACAGGCCATGGTCGCAGATCGAACCTACGGAGCGCCTGACGGCCTCCGCGCCTGGATTGAGGGGCGAGGCCTTCGTCACTGGTGGGTCGCGGCCCAGCTAGGGTACAGCGCGCAGTACCTCTCTCGTGTGTTGAACGGTGCCAACCCGGTTACACAGGAGTTTCGCCAGAGATGCCATGACCTTCTAGGTGTGCCCGACGAGGCGTGGACCCCGTATGACAGCTGAGGCGGACTCACAGCGCTTCGACACAAGGGCGGCTTCTCTCGAACCCACACTGCACGGTCACCACGTGGTGTGGAACTACTCCACTCGCTTCTGGCTTCCGCTGCTAGGCCCTACAGCCTGGGCCACGTGGCAGGCGTTGATCGGGTTCTGCTACGGGGAGAAGGACTCCTGCTGGCCGTCGATCTCGCTGCTGGCCGACATGGCCGCGGGCGGCAATCGGAACATCATCAAGGGGCGCTGGCGGACTGAGGGCGGGGAACGGGTGCGCATGCCGGGGGCTCTGCAGGTCCTGGAGGACCACGGTCTGATCTCGGTGGAAGGGAAGCCGGGTGACCAGCGGTATATGTTTCACGTGCAGAAGGAACCTCCTCTCCTGAGTCCCGATCAGGTGGCGTCGCTGCCGGGGCGTTTGCAGCAAATGCACGAGGCGCTGCTGTATCGGTGCGGGCTGGATGAGGAGAGCTACGCGGAGCGGGCCCGGAGCGGTGCGCGCGTGCGGGAGGGGAAGACGTACGGGGACCAGCGGGAGCTCGCGGAGCAGTGGCGGCGCTTGCTGAGCGCGGCGGCGGAGCGGGTGAGCGAGGGAAACTTCAACCTGTACCTGGCGAACGTGACGGCGCGGGACTTCGATCCGGAGGCGGAGGCGCTGTACCTGGAGTGCAGTAGCCCCATGGTAGCGATGGGGATTGAGTCGCAGTTCGAGTCGTTACTGCGCCGGCTGGCGGCGGAGGTCGGAGTGGAGATCGATGGACACGGCATCTCTCGCATCTACGCGACGTGTGCGAGAACGCGCCCATGACCAGCGTGCAACTGGGGTTCGAGGACGCTCTCAAGCCGGCGCCGGCGCCCTGTGAGTATCGTTGGTACGACTGGGGCGAGAGCATGAGGAAGCGGGGGTTGGAGGCGAACTGGAAGACGCCTGAGATGGTAGGGTGCATGGAGGCGGTGGTCGGGGTGGCGGTGGAGAATTACAGGGAGCGGACTGGTCGGGAGCCGACGATCCTTGTGCTGCAGACGCCGGCTCAGGTTTTGGGCCGATTGGTGCTGAACGCGGATGGGACGTTTGGAATGGTGGCGGGGTTGCGGGTGGTGATGGACACGGGGCTCTCTCTGTGTACCTTCGGTTTGTCTGATGGGATGTGCTACGAGCGCCCTCTGCCGCGTGATCTCGGTGGGGAGCGCCTAGAGGCCGTCTAAGGTGCCTTTGTGGTCGATTGTGTGTCCTGGCCCTCGTGTGGTACGATTGCCCTGTCTGCGGCTGTGTGCGAGCCGTCTGCGGGCGATTACGGAGGACTCGTGAGGCTGGAACCGGCTCAAACGGCTGTACTAGGCGTAATGTGTGCGATTCTCCTGCTGAGTGCGCTGGCGTGCTGGTACTTCTCGACGCGGCTGCAGCGTCACTCCCCCGGTCGGTTGGCGCTGATTCTGCTGACCGGCTTTGTGTTTCTGGTGAACCTGCTATGGGGGGCGGTGTACTACGTTGCTTGCGAGGCGCGGCTGGTTATGACGTTCGAGGGGTTGGTGGACCGCCTCTGGGTGCCGGTCCTGATGGTGTCGTTGGTAGGGCTGGGGGCGACCGGTCTTGTGTCTCTGCTCATCGTGAGAAGGGAGGTCGGCAGTGGACGGTAGGGTTGTTGTAGGGCGGCTGGCGGTGGGGGTGGCGGCGACGCTGTATCACCTCCTGTTGCTGGTGCTGGTGGCGGTGGTCCCCGATCCCGGCGAGGTTGAGCACATGGTGGAGATCCTGGATGGCGAAGAAGAAGAGCGGTGATAGCGGGAAGCTGGGGTTCGACGTCAGGAGCACGCGGGGTGGCCAGCCAGGGAATGAGAACGCCATCAAGAGCGGATTCTACTCTCGGTCGTTCACCGACGAGGAACTGCTCGAGATCGGAAAGCTGGCGGTGGCGGAGCTCACGCTGGATGAAGAGATCGGGATGCTGCGGGTGGTGATTCTGCGCGTGCTGACGTCCAAGCTCGGGCCGGAGAAAACGGTGGAACTGGTGGGACGGGCGACCGGTCAGCTGCGCCGGTTGATCGAGACGCGAAGCAAGCTCCAGAGTGCGGGCGAGAGTGAGGGCGCGATTGAACAGGCCGTGGCTCGCGCGCTGGACGATATGAGCGAGGAATTGGGGGTAGAACTGTGAGCATCAGAGGGACCGTTGCCGCGTGGCTGTTCGGTGACGTGATCGCGGAGCGTGTCAGGTCCGCAGTCAAGGTTGTGGACGACAAGTGGTGGAGGCAAGTGGATGGCGCAGCTGGCCCGCAGGACAAGAAGTGGTGGGAGTTGCGGGACGACTTTGAGGATGCACTCAAGGCGTGGCGGACAAACCCGCTGGCCTTCCGTATCGTGGCGCTGACCACGGACTACGTGGTGGGAGACGGGGTTCAAGTCACGTCGCCGGTGGCGTACGTGGACAAGTTCATCGGGGAGCTGTGGAGTCATCGGCTGAACAACATGGGGATGAGGCTCTATAGCTGGTGCGACGAGCTCAGCCGGGCGGGTGAGATTTTCGTCGTCATCTACACCAACCCGGCTGACGGCCTGAGCTACTTCCGCGCCATACCCGCCATCAAAATAGACCGCATCGAGACCAGCCCGGACGATCTCGAGAAGGAACTCAGGTACCACGAACTGCGCAACGACAACCCCATCGATGGCAAGTGGTGGTCCGGGTGGGAGACGGCCAAGGATGACGTGGAGACGCCGGTCATGCTCCACTACGCCATCAACAGGCCGGTCGGATGCGTGCGGGGCCAGGGCGACCTGACTCCTCTGCTGGCGTGGCTGCGGAGGTACCGAGAGTGGCTAGAGGACCGGGTACGAGTGAACCGGTACAAGAACGCTTTCCTCTGGCACGTGAAGCTGACGAACGCCTCGCCAGGTGACATTGAGGCCAAGCAAGGGCAGTACGCAAAGCCTCCGTCTCCGGGGTCGGTGATCGTGACCGACGATAGCGAAGAGTGGTCGCCGGTGCAGCCGAAGATCGAGGCGGAGGATGTGCAGGCCGATGGGAAGGCGCTGCGGCTGATGATCGCCGCGGGTGCCGGTATCCCTCTGCACTACCTGGCGGAGGGTGAGAGCGCCACCAGGAGCACGGCCAAGGAGATGGCGGGGCCGACGGTGCGCCACTACGAGCACCGGCAGAGGTTCTTCTGTGGCATGCTGCTCGATTTGATCGAGAAGGCAGCGTACAGGGCGCGTGTGTCGGGGCGGATGGGCAAACCGCGGGGAGGGCTGCAACTCAGCTACACGGTGTCGGAACTGCGAGAAGAGGACAGTCTGAGGGTGGCGCAGGCGGCCGGGGAGATCATCGAATACCTGGGTGCCATGAGGGACCGGGGTTGGATCACGGAGCGCAAGGCCATGGAGTTGGCCTACAAGTTCGCGGGCGAGGTTGTGGACGTGGAAGCGCTCATGAGGGAGATCGAGGAAGAGGGGAGCGGCGGCGCTGGTGACAAAAAGCCTGCGGCGGCCGGCGGATCGGGCGACTAGGTGTCGCCAAAGGAGGGAACGATGTACGAGTGCTCTGAGTGCGGGAAGCCGTATCAGAGCCGGTCAGGTCTACGGCGCCACATGAAGCGGGAGCACCCTGAGCCGGTGTACCCGAGGGCTGTCGAGGCGGAGCAGGCGGTGGAGATCGTGCCGGTGGCAGTGGAGATCGTGGCGGGCCTGGGTGAGGATGAAGAGGAGCCGGCGTTGGGCGAGGGTGACAACTTCGTGGGTCCATCTAGGGCGGAGCTGGCGGAGGCGCGGGTGGAGGGTGACGAGATGGTGTTCCATGCGGCTCTGGAAGCTCTGCGCATCGATGCTGACAGCGTGATGGCGTCGAGTGTGTACGCGGACCGCGTGGTGATCATCGAGGGACCTGTGGGGCAGAAGCGGGTCTGGATGAGGGAGGACTAGAGGATGGCACCGGAACCCATGGAAACCCGAGTCTCCCTGGCGCTGTCGGCGTCTGTGGGCGAGGGTGGCAACTATGAGGTGACACTGATCAAGGCCGGCGACACTCTGCATGGGTGGCGGTTCCCTGCGCCGGTGCTGCAAGCGTCGGTCGGCCGCTTCGAGGGGGCCAGCTGCTTTGTGGACCACGTCGGGTGGTTCGAGCGGGGGGCCAGTGTGCGGGACCTGGTCGGGGTGATGGCCGGCGTGGCCTGGGATCCCGACGTGGAGCCGCGCGGAGGCCTGAGGGGTCGGCTGCGCCTGTCGAACGCGCCAAGTGCCGACTGGGTAGAGGCCCTTGTAGACCAGATCATCGAGGACCGGGAGGCGGGTCTAGCGGTGCCCAACGTGGGGCTGTCTGCGGACCTGCTGGCCAGCTACTACCTGGAGGGCGAGACCAGGGTGGTTATGGCGGTCAGCGATGTGTACTCAGTGGACGTCGTTTTCTATCCCGCATCTGGCGGGTCGTTTGATCGTGTCCTCAATTCAGTGAGAGGGGGAAACATCATGCCTGAGGACCAAGTGAAGACGGAAGGGGCACAAGTCCAGACTGACTCCACGCCCGCCTCGCAGTCCCCTGGGGCCGAGGAAACCAGAGTCAGGAATGAGCTCAGGGCAGGGGCAGCCGGCCGTGCGGAAGAGAGCGCGCGGGCCGTGAACGCGGCCACCGCTGTCGACGAGGCGGCAGAGCAAGCCCAGGAGCTCCTACGCGCACAGTGTCAGACGGTCCTGGAGGGGGCGCTGACATGGTGCGAGCTCCCACAACCGATGAAAGACGCGGTCCGCGCTCAGTTCAGCGGGAAGGTGTTCGTTCCCGAGGTGCTGACCGGGGAGATCGAGCGGTACCGCAAGATGCTGGCGGGCATGCTGGAGGACCAGGTGGTCATCGGGGCAGGCGACGCGCTGGACGGGTCTCGCGTGTCGGGCATGCTGACCAGCCTGGAGCGCGTGGAGCTGGCGTTCGAGAAGTTCATGGGGCTGGAGGTCCCCGAGGAGCACTCGGATATACCTCGCCTGTCGGGTATCCGGGAGATGTACCTCATGCTGAGCGGCGACTACGACTTCTATGGCACGTTCAATCCGGAGCGGGTGCGGCTGGCCAACGTCACCGCGGCCTCGATGACCTCCGTGGTCAAGAACGTGCTCAACAAGGTTTTACTGCAGGCGTACAACGTGCGGCCTCGGTGGTGGGCGCCCATCGCCTACGAAGAGGACTTCGGTTCTCTCAACCAGGTCACGTGGATGAAGACCGGCGGCATCGGTGCGCTGCCCACGGTGTCTGAGGGCGGGCCGTACACGGAGCTTGACTGGGCGGATGCGGAGGAGACGGCGGACTTCGTGAAGAAGGGCGGCTACATCGGGATCACGCTGGAGATGATGGACCGGGACGATGTCGGGTCTGTCAAGCGTATTCCCAGGGAGCTGGGCAACGCGGCCTGGCGGACGCTGTCCTCTCTGGTGTCGGCGATGTTCACGGACAACGCGGGTATCGGGCCGGTGATGTCGTGCACGCACAACGTGTTCGACGCGGGGAACCACACGAACCTGCTGACGACGGCGCTCAGTGCCGCGCAGTGGGATGTTGTGGTGCAGGCGGTGTACCAGCAGACGGAGCCAGGGTCTGCGGCTCCGCTGGCCATCCGGCCACATTTTTGCCTGGTGCCGATCGAGCTAGAGCGAACGGCGCTGACGATCTTCGAGCAACCGTGGTCCGCGGAGGCGACCTACCACTACCTGGAGCCCAGGGCCGGCAGTGCCCGCGTGGTCGTGGTTCCGGAGTGGACGGATGCCAAGGATTGGGCGGCGGTGTGCGAGCCCAACGACTGCCCCGGGGTGTGCCTCGGCTACCGGTACGGGCGGGAGCCTGAGCTGTTCGTAGCCGATGACCAGGTCGTGGGGTCCATGTGGAGCAACGACGAGTTGCGGATCAAGTGCCGCTTCTTCGTCGCCGGAGGGGTGGCGGACTATAGGCCACTGCATAAGAGCAACGTCACTTAGAGCGATAACGCTATGGAGTTGGTGGCAGCGGTGCGGTGAGGGCGCGGGGATCCCGCCGGCCGCTGTCACCACCGGTCGGAGAGGAGGGGAGCATGACTACTCAACGGGGGAATGGTGTATTGGTCGTCGTGGCGCTGGGGCTGGCTTTGGTGGCGCTGGTGCTGCTGTATCCGTTGGTGGCTGGTGCTGCGCCACTGGTGCAGGCGCCGGTTGCTCAGCCAGTGACGGAGCCGGTGACCGGGGGGCTGTCGGCGGAGCTCATCGTGTCGCTGCTGGCGGGCGGGCTGGCCATCGTTCTGGAGGTGATACCTGGGGTGCAGAAGCGATGGGACTCCCTCACCTGGGAGACGAAGCGGTTCTTGTGGCTGGTTGGCTGCGTGGCCCTGGGGTTTGCTCCGGTGTGTCTCGGGTGCTTGGGTAGAGGGCTGGGGCTGGACCTGTCGGTTCTCAGGTTTGTGACCAGCTGCGACGCTGACAGTGTGGCGAGGGGCGGGCAAATGGCATTCACGGCGTTCTTCGCCTCGCAGACCACCCACGGACTGTCGAAGGCCGGGCTCAAGGCCGTCAACTATCTTCGCAACAACGTCTGAAAGGAGCATTACCCATGGCCAACGAAGTGATGAGAGTACTCCCGTTCCACGTGTCTCCACTGGCCGATGCCGACAGCGTGATCGCGTTCAAGGCGCTGGAGGCTATGACGGTCGTCGGCGTCTCCCTCTGTGCGACCGTGTTCACGGGCACGCCGACGGGATGCACCGTGGACATCCAGGATGACACGGCGGACGTGATCACGGCGATCACGGCGGACACGGCTCTTACCCCTGGGACCTGGCTCACGCCGCACATGGGCGGCACTGAGACCCCGGTCACCATCGCGGCGGGGAGCGTGGTAGAGGTAGACCTGAACCTGACCGGCGGGACCACTCCCACGGCGGAGTTCGACGTGGTCGTCTACTACCTGGCAGGGGCCCAGGCCTAGTCGGTAGAGTGACGGCTGTCCCACCCAGCCGTCTTATGAGTCGGGGAGAATGGGTCGGCGGTCCCGGTTTCCCCGACTCCCCCTTATTGGAGACAGATCAGCTGCCGATCGTGGCCAGGGTTGTCACCAGGGTTGGTGACACGGCCGCGTCCTCGAGGACGGCCGGCCGTCACCAAAGCGAGGAAGGATGCGCTTTTACCGGGGCGTAGTGAGATCGTACGATTGGACGAACCACAAGGCCGACGTCTTGCTGGTGGGTTCGATGTCGAGGCTGGCCCTGGCGGTGCCTGTGTCGCAGGACATCGACGCTCAGTTGATGGTGGAGGGCGCGGGGTGCGGGGTGCTGTTCTTCGAGGATGGGGCTAGTGGGGTGGTGGTGTGCACGATTGGTGATGCGCCGACGCCGGGGCTGGTGCTGGACTCGTGGGGACCGACTCTGACGATGACCGATCTGGCGCGGGCGTGGACCGATGACTTCCTGGGGCAGGCGCTGCACCCGCAGTATGAGGCGAAGGTCAACGTTGGAACCTCGGGACTGTTCGAGAATCACGGCGGCCTGGTGAGGCTTAGCGCGGTCGCAGGGGCAGGGCAGTATGGCCGGCTGTACCTGGGGAGCGCGGCGCATAACCACGACACGCTAGACCCGGATGGCGGCTTCGTGATGATCATGCGAGCGATCAGCGGTGCCTTGGGGAGTTGTCAGTTCACGATGGGGGCGATCAGCGGGGACTGGATACAGGCAGGCTTCAGGGGTTCGGAGTCTGCTAATTGGGTGGTCCGCAGCAATCAGAGCGGGTCTGGCTCATTTGTCGCGAGTTCAGTAGCAGCGGACACGGGGTGGCATGTGCACGCCATCGAGGTATCTACGGGTCGCGTTGACTACTGGGTTGATGGGGTTCATCTGGTGACGAAAACGACCGACATCCCAACAATATCGTTGACGCCCTTCTGGCAGGCCTACAGTGAGGGAGACGGGCTCAATTTCTATCTGGATTGGGTGATGGTGGTACCAAGATAGGAGGCAGACAGTGGAGATCTACAAGTACACCAACCTGGCGGCCAGCGGCCTCATCAAGAGCGGGCCTGGCGTGATTCACTCGATCGCCCTCACTGGAGGGTCGGACGCGGCGACCGTGGTCCTCGGAGATGAGGTGGCCACCGCTGGCGACGCGATCATCAGCCTCGCAGCGGCCGCGGGCGTGTCGGTGTGCGCGGTCCTGGATGTAGCCTACGGCGTGGGGATGTACGCGACGATCACTGGCACCGCGCCCAGCGTGACGGTGGCCTACCGATGAGCACCCTGAGCGAGCTCCGGGAGCTGGTCGAGCAAGACCTGGACGATGCGGGCAACGCGGTCTGGACTGCGGGTGAGATCGACCGTGCTATCGAGAGGGCGCTGTCGGGGTACTCTCGGGCGCGGCCCCAGGAGGCGGTGGGGACGATCACGCTGGCGGCGGACGGTCGCGAGGTCTCCCTCTCGACACTGACCGGGCTGACGAGGGTGGTCAGGGTGTGGTACCCGTACACGAGCACGGCGCCCGAAGATCCTCCCGAGTGGCGGCAGTGGGAGCTTTGGGGGGCGACGCTCTATGTACTGGACGGGGGCGAGCCGGCGTCGGGTGACGTGGTGCGCGTCTACTACCAGAAGCCGCAGACCATTGAGGACCTGAACAGCGCCACGGAAACCACGGTGCCGGCAGAGCACGAAGAGGTGGTGGTCGGGGGTGCGGGTGGCTACGCTGCCATGGAGAAAGCGCGCGGGTCCGTGGGCGAGGCCGGCGTGTCCACGGAGACGCCCGAGCACTGGCTGGAGTGGGCGACCGGTCGGCTGGACTCGTTCAACGTGCAGCTGACGGAGATCCGCCGGCAGCTGCTGCTCAGGGTCGACAAACGGGTGCCCATCCAGCGTCCTGGTTGGGACCGAGACTCGGTGCGAGACGGTATCTGATGGTGACAGGGCGTGCCGGCAGCCGGTGATCATCCTGTCACCATGGAGGGGGTGAGCGGTGGCGGTTCGTCCCATCGAGCACGTGGTCAGGCGGTTCCTCTCGGACATCCGGTGGTTTTCGAAGCTGGTAGTCGAGCGTCCGCTGCGAGAGTACCAGCTGGCTCCGGCGTATGCGATCCTGGACTCGGTCCTCAATCAGCGGGGCCTCTCGTTTGCGGTGGTGTTCTCGCGGCAGGCGGGCAAGAACGAGGTCAGCGCCCAGCTTGAGGCGTACCTGCTCAACCTGTACCAGCGGAAGGGTGGCCAGATGGTCAAGGCGGCCCCGACCTACAAGCCTCAGCTGATCAACTCCAAGCTCCGCCTCGAAGACGTCCTCGACAACCCCTGGAACCGCTCGAAGGTGCGCACTCGCGAGGGGTACATGACCTTCCTGGGCAAGGCCTGCGTGATCTTCCTCTCGGCTGATCCGTCGTCTCAAGTTGTGGGTGCTACAGCATCTCTGCTGTTGGAGTGCGACGAGGCGCAGGACGTGGACGAGGACAAGTGGGAAGTCGACTTCACGCCCATGGGCGCCTCGACGAACGCCACCAGGGTCTTTTACGGGACGGTGTGGACCTCGCGGACGATGCTCGCGAAGGTGGTGCGGGACCTGCGGCGGGAGGAAGAGGGCGACGGCCAGCAGCGGGTGTTCTTCGTGCCGTGGGAGGAAGTGGCCAAGGAAGTGCCGGCGTATGGTGAGCACGTGCGCAAGGAGATCGCCAGGAAGGGCCGGCATCATCCGATGGTCAAGACTCAGTATTGCCTGGAAGAGATCGACTCTGAGGGGCGCATGTTCGATGACCGGCGGCAGGCGTTGATGCAGGGTGGCCACAAGCGGCTGCGCTCTCCGGAGCTAGAGACGGTCTACGTGGCTACGCTCGACGTGGCGGGGCAGGACGAAGAGATGACCGGCGATGAGCTCCGGCAGGCGAGACCGACGAAGGACCTTACGGTCGCCACGATCTTCCGGGTGGACCTGAGGACGGTGCGCGATCCACTTCTAGCAGCGCCGACGTACGAGGCGGTGGACGTCCTGGCTGATGCCGGCACGAGACACACGCGGCTGTACGCCAAGCTGCGGGCGTACTTCGAGCATTGGAAGGTGCGTCACATTGTGGCCGATGCGTCCGGAGTGGGCGCGGGGCTGGTGAGCTTCCTGTCGTCGCGGCAGGCGTTTGGTGAGCGGGTGATCCCGTTTCAGTTCTCGCCTCCGAAGCGGAAGAGCGACCTGGGATGGGACTTCCTCAGCGTGGTGGAGACTGGTCGCTTCAAGTACTTCCGGGACGATGGCTCTCGCGACTGGTCGGAGTTCTGGACCCAGGTGGAGCAGTGCCGCTATGAGGTGTCTGAGGGCGAAGAGAAGCGCATGAAGTGGGGAGTACCGGACGCGAAGGTGCACGATGATCGGGTGCTTTCTGCTGCCCTTGTGGCGGAGCTTGATTCAGCTACGTGGACGATGCCGGGGAAGTCAGCGGTGATCGAGGCGAGGGACGTGCTGGAGGATATCGACGAAGGGGAGTTCTGAGTGGTGCCAGGTGCAGCTCGGAGATCTCGGCCGGCTGTCACCAGGGAGGCAAGATGGACACGTGGCGTGTAGCTCTGCTGGCGCTGACGATGATCATGGAGGCCCGCAACCAGCCGGACGTGGGCAAGGCCATGGTGGCGCAGGTGGCGATGAACCGGGCGGGCGGCGAGCAGATCGAGCAGACGCTGTTCCAGCCGCGTCAGTTCGCGGTGTGGGGCGGCGATGTCTACGGGCCCGGGCACTCCCTGCGGCTGGCGGTGCTGGAGTGTGAGAGCCAGGGGGCCTTTCCCGACGATCCCTGGTGCATCGAGCGCTGGATGGAAGCGCATCACCCGCGGTGGTGGCGACAGCTGCGCGTGGGATCCGGGGAAAACTGGCACCACGTGTGGGCGCTGGCGCTGGCGGTGTACGACGGCTCGTGGCAGCCACCGCCTGAGCTGGCCGACAAGACGCACTTCGATAACCCGAACTACTGGCCGGGGGGACTGCCTCCCTGGCTCTACAACTGCGAAAGGGTGGGAGATCATGTGTTCTGTGAGTGATGGGTACGCTGACAACTGGAAAGAGATCGCGACGGCGGTCAAGGATCGGGCCGGGTGGTGCTGCGAGAATCCGGACTGTGGGCACGCGAACGATTGGGCCGCGGGGTATGTGCTGACGGTGCACCACCGGGACGGCAACCCCATGAACAACGCCCCTGAGAACACGGTGGCGCTGTGCCAGCGGTGTCACATGGTGGCGTGTGCGAGACAGAGCAAGTACGGGCCAGAGGATGATCAGCAGATGCGCCTCTGGCCGGCGCGGGTGGCCCAAGGAGTGCAAGGGAGGGTGCTCGAACACGCGACCCATGGCTTGGTCACGGGGCTGTGCATCGGATTGTGCATTACACTGGCGGTGGGAGTGGCCGGGGTGGTCCTGGGTCAGCTGTGCATCTGGCGGGTGGCGCCCTGGTGCGCGTGGTGACTGAGCTCGAGGTGGCCACGTCGCCAATTGACACCAAGGAGGTCGGAGGATGAGCATGTTGAGGCCTGGGCTGCACTTCCACAACGGTTCGGGGATCACGCCTGCTGATATGGACATCATCGCTAGGTGGAAGCCCCTCAGCCTGCTGCTGGCGATGGATGGGGTGGTCAACCAGCAGCCCGATCTCTTGCGGGACGCGTGGGAGCTGGGGGGCCGTCCACCGCTGGTGCTGCGGCGCTACTATGAGCCTTCGCGGGGCGGTCCGGCGAAGTGGGGGGCTCACGCCAGCGAAACCATGGCCACGGCTGACAGGTGCGTCGCTGCCGGCATCCCCGTCGAGTACTTGATCGGGAAGCCCTTCAACGAGCCGAACATGCCGGGGTGGGCGCCGCAGTGGGAGGGGTTCGGCGACACTGAGGACGCCATGAAGCGGTACAACGAGGCCTTGCTGATCTTCATTGAGCGGGTGCACCAGGACATGCCGGGGCTGCGCGTGGGTGGTCCTCACCTCACGGTCGGGAACCGAGACGTGCGTTTCTCGAACGATCCTGCCGGCGTCTACTACTACCACGGCGAGGATATGACCTTCGAGTCCAGTCCCTGCAAGGATGCCCTGAGCGCCCTGGATGTGCACTTCGTGCACTGCTACGGCATGCACCCGGGTCAGTACGCGGAGCGCGCCCATGGGCTGCGGTTCTTGGAGTACGAGCGGTACCTGCGGGGCAAGGACGTCTACATCGTCGAGGGGGCGTATGGCGTCAACTCGGGCCAGGCTGCTGACCAGAACACGGTGAGGGCGCAGGAGACCGTGGCGTATCTGGAACTGCTGGGAGAGAAGTACCCGCAGGTCAAGGGCATCTCCCTCTGGATTGGTGGGGATCCCGGCGCTGGCTGGTTCGCCTTCTGCCACAGCGATGGCCCGAACCCTGAGAGTCACCGGCCGGTCGTGTACGCGGTGGAGCTCGCCTGCAAAGGCGGCGACCCGCTGCCGGAGCCAGTGCCCGCCCCGCCCATGGACCCGGCGGCGGACACTTGGGACTGGGACGCGCTGACGGAGCCCATGATCGAGGCAGTGGAGTGGACGGCGCCGCAAGACCCAAGCGCGCCGCAGTGGTCGGTGTGCCGGGTGGAGGTCCAGCCAGAGACGAACAACTTCAGCCTGTTCGCGGTCCTCCCTCCTGGGACCGGTGCTCAGGTGCGGTTCTCGTGGCCAGGGGGCGAGGTCTTCCGGTCGCCCCAGGCGGACCCGTTGGCTCCTCCGGGGGCCAGGGAGTGGGCGGCGTCGATGCCCATGTTCGCGCCGTGGGGAGCCTACGCCGTGGAAGTGGTCGGGAACAGCCAGCGGGTGTCTGGCCTGGGACTCTACGCGGAGAACCTGGACCATCGGTACAAAGGGCATCGCCCGGTGCTGGTGTTCTTTGAGCGGGTGCAGGGCCAGGACGTACCCGAGCCACCACAGCCACCGGAGCCACCACCTCCGGCAGGTGATGAGTACAACCTCATGAAGGCGTTCCCCGCCGCCGGCATCGAGGGCGTGGTGGACCTGAGAGACGAGATCGAGTCCTTCTCCAACATGCCGGCGCTGTACAATCTCTGGAGGCCGTTCGGCGACGTGCGCTTCGGGGTCGTCCATCACAGCGGGTCCGTGTTGATGAGCCAGACGGCTCTTTCCGTGGCCAGATACCGGGTCCTGGAGCTGGGCGATCCCACGATCCCCTACCACTTCTGCATCGGGTTCGACGGTGGCCTGGCGTTCACCGGCCGGCTGTGCTACGAACTGCCAAATAGCGGGGATGCACTGGTCAACGCTCAGAGTGTGTCGGTGTGTGTCCTGGGTGATTACAGGCAGCGGCAGCCGAACAGCGCCCAGCTGGACACGCTGCGGCGGCTGATGTGGTGGGTGCTTCCGGAGTTCTTCGGCGGAGGATGGGGGCGGCGCCGTGCGCTGTACGTGATTCCTCATGGTCGCGTGGTGGCCACGGAGTGCCCGGGCGAGAAGCTGGTTGACGCTCTGTGGAAGGGCCGGCAGTGGGGAGGGGACTGGGCTAGGGTTGAGGGTAGCCGGCTGGTGACGGAGACGATGGACCGGGACGAGGCCCAGGCCCTGAGTGAGCGGCTGCGCGCGGAGCATGGGTTCGAGACCGATGTGGAAGACGTCGACTGATGGTGACACCGACGTCGGGCCCGGGCATCGATGCTGTCTCCAACTGCTCCAAGATGGTGACGGCTGGGAAGTGCCGGCAGCTCGGCGCCGTCACCAAGCCCTGGAAGGCGCAAATGCCCTCGTCGAGATGGTGACGCGCGGATCCCGCCGGCAACCAGGTGCTGTCACCAGTTGGTCACGGAGAACCAGGTTGTCAACAGCAAGCGCAGAGATCGTTGAGAGAGAAAAAAGCAGAGATCGTTGAAAGAAAAAAAGCGCCAGGGCTTTTGTTGTTCTTTCGTCTTTTTTTTTCGTCTTCTTCATTGTTCTTATTTGTGGTGCCCGCGGCATCACCCCTGGTGCCCCTGACACCACCCCTGGTGCCGGCGGCATCACCCCTGGTGCCCTCGGCACCACCTGGTCCTCGCGTGTGGACAGGTTATCCCCAAACGGTGGATAACTACCTGGGAGGTGACTCGTGCAGACCCTGAGCGGAACGCTGCTGGCAGGGCAGAAGAAGGCGCGCGCCAAGCCCTGCGTGAAGCTGGAGATTTACGACAAGCTGGGCCCTCACCAGCGCCTGACCTGGTCGAAGCTGTATAGCGACGCGTCGGAGGACGAGGCGCAGGGGATGATCGTTTGCGGCGATGAGTCCATTGTGCGGGTGCGCTCTCATGCCGGCAGCGCGCAGTACCAGCGGGTGACGTCGCCCACGACGGTGGGGCAGTGGACCACGTGGACGGGCGGCATGGGCAGCTGCTCGACGTGGGCTCAGATGTGGCTCGCGACCTCGGGGGCGTACGTGTGGTGGTTCTACATCTCCAGCTCGGACCTGGTGCTGTACTGCCGGGAGAGCACGGACTATGGCGCGTCCTGGGGGAGCGCGGCCACGGTGCACACCTGCACGGGCAACTATCGCCTGGAGAGCGTGGCGGCGGCGCATCTGAGCGGAACGGACCCGATCGTGTTCTTCTCGGTGCACGACGTCAGCGTGTCCGCGTCGTGCCACGTGTACCGGCGGAAGCGGAGCGGGGGTGTCTGGCAGGGGGCGTCGTCTTGGGGCAAGTCGGGGGTGGGGGTAATGCGAGGGTTGACCTGTCACAAGACGGGCGACTACAATATGCTCTTCGGCGCCAACGTGGACGCCTACACTTTCTTTGGCATCGGGGAGGGAGTAGGTTTGTACTTCGTGTGGGCGCTGTTCGCGATGGCCTATGGGGCGGGCGTCGACGTGAGCGCGGACACGTGGGCGGACCCGGTAGCGGTCGAGCGCACAGACGCTGGCACCTCCTTCGCGCACGCGTGGCCGTCGCTGACCTACGTGGACAAGTACCGGGCGGTGTTCACCGGGTACCTGGTGGGGGAGGAGTACTCGCGGGTGCTGCGGGTGCGGGGCATCTACGCGCCGACGTTCATGGAGGGCGTGTGGACCGATCCGAGCCCCTTCAAGGCCGAGGGTGGTCCGTTCGGCATGGTGATCGGGTATGAGCCGGGCGGGGATGGCTACGTGTACGCTGCGTGCTCGAATGCGGCGTACCGGGCCAAGGCTGCCGGCGAGGGTAGCGTGGACCTGTCGGCCAGGGTGGTCAAGTACAAGCTGGTGGACCGGTGGACCGGTCACAAGGCGGCCGGGGTGTCGGTGGACTACGGTCAGCTGATCGCGCCGGAGATGTACGCGGAGATCTGGCTGGACAACAGCGACGGCGGCCTGAACTCCGTCGGATCGGGGTCGCTGGCTGCGTTCAAGCGGGGGTCGATGGTGAACCTGAGCCGGGGGTACGTCACCTCTGCCGGCAGCGAGTACGGGGCGTGGCCGTCGATGTGGGTCGAGGACTATGAGCACGTGATCGACTTTCAGGGGCGGCGGTACCTGGTGATCTACGCGACCGGTCCCTGGGGGCTGCTGTCGGGGATGGCTGCGCAGAGGCAGTACCATTGGACCGACGGCGAGGCGACGGCGTGGACGATTGTAGAACGACTGTTCGCGTTGGCGGGGTTCCGGGTGAGCACGAAGAGCGGGGAGTACTCCAGCGAGCTAGGCACGCTCAAGCCGCCGATCCTGATCCACCCGGGGCAGGACCTTCGGGGGGCTGTTCTTACGGCGCTCTCCAAGGTGCCGGACTTCGTCTACTGGGAGGGGACCACCCCATACCTCAAGGAGCTCACCACGGGCGAGACCAGCGATTACACCTACGGAGGCAGCGGCAACCACGTGATCATCGCGGGCCGGTACGGGTTGCGGAGCGCGGCGTATAACCACATCGAGGTCTTTGCGGGTGTGAGCGGGTACGGGGTCCCGGTCTTTGGTGACGAGGTGGACTATGACGAGGTTGACCTGGTGGGGCACCGGTTGCAGAAGGTATTCGACTATGCGTATGACAGCACCTCGGAGTGCGACGCCCGGGCGGTTGGTCAGCTCAGGAAGCACGAGGCCACGAGGAAGCGGGGCGAGCTCACGACGCTGCCGAACGTGGGCTTGCAGCTGTTCGACGTGGTGACGGTGACGGATAGCAGGGCGGGGGTCTCCGGGGAGGTCTACCGGGTGAAGGGGATCGAAGAGGACTACGACTTCACCAAGCACCCGGTGGTGTTCGGTCAGAGGGTGACGCTGGCGGCGCGTTGACGTGGAGGGCGAAGAGGGGGTATAATCGGAATCGCCCCTGCGGCTCATGGCAGCTGGACCCCTCGTCAAGGTCATCAAGGCTGCTTCGCTGCGGGGGCTTTGCGTAGCTGGCGGTCGGGGTGGTGACCGCTGCGGAGGACCAGGAAGGATCGTCTGTCACCAGGCGGTCCTTTTTTGGTGCCGGCAGGTGGGCTGGCCAGGCGGCCGGGCTCCATGAGGCGGTGTCGCCAAGGGTCGGCGCCGGTGGGGTCGCGGGGTGGCGATTGGAAAACGGATGCTACTGGTCATCCCGTGAACTGGCCGCGGGGCTCTGCGGCGGAGCGTGGCGGCAGAATCCGTGCACGGGGCAGACGCCGCAAGTCGGATGCGACGGCGCGCAGACCTTGGCACACAAGTCGAGCACAGCAAGGTTGAAGGCCCTGGAGCGACCAGGAGGCAGCAGCGCCGTGGCCGCCTTATGGAGCCATTTCGTCCGCGAAGGGTTAGCAGGGAAGGGTTGACTGATGTCGAAGAGCCTGTACAGAAAACGCCCGACATTGGTGTCGACGACCGCCGCATCCTCTCCGAAAGCAAAACTCAAGACAGCCGATGCGCAATACTCACCAACGCCCGTGAGCTCCATCAGCTCCCCGTAGCTGCATGGTACGCCGCCAGAGTGACGGTCCACTAGCTCATTGGCCATGCGGCGCAGCTGCTTTGCCCGAAAGAGCAGCCCCAACGGCTGTATAATGTGTTCAAGGTCAGACAGTTGTGCGGTGGCGAGACGGGCGGGAGTAGGGTATCTGCGCACTAGGCGCTTATATGCGCTAACCACGGCTGGTGTCGCGCGAGTTTGCTGCAACAGCCTCTCAGCGATGAGAATCTTGAAGGGGTCTCGCGTCCGTCGCCAAGGGAAATCTCGTTTCTCTGACTCGAACCAGTCAAGGAGGGCGGCGTGGAAATCCTCCTTGGGTGCGCCGAACTCAAGCTCCCGCATCTGAGACGACCGTCCAGTCGCTAGAACTCCCGGTTGCCTGGTCAGTCCCCAAGCGAGCCGTAGTTCCAGCGCCACTTGATGTTGTCAATCGAAACGAATTCGGGGATGGGAATCTGTGGAGGCAGACTGGTGTAGTCGCCCGAACCTCGTGCTCCGTCCGATAGATGCACGCGCCCGGAGGGTTCTACCCTCAGGTGCCCCGCATCGAACAGACGATGGACGTCAACTCGAAGGCACAGGCTGTTGTCGAGCGCGTCTGCACCGCTTGCAGCTACAGGCACTATGTGCACCGCTTCGAGTACCGGCGGGAACGAGGCTCCAGTGAACAGGCAAGTCGAGCTGTATGCACACAGGACCGCGAGACGGAACCTGGCTTGGAGAGGGCGCGTCAAGACGGTTGTTGAGAGCCGTTTGCGGTCGGCTGCCGCCGGCAGGAGAGTCTGCCTTACTCTCTCAACGGCCTCCGTGGTGGTGAGCCCCGACGTGTCAACTTGCTGTAGCTCCTGCACCTCGCTAGGCTCAAGAGCGCTCAGGAAGTACTTTTGGTGCTGAGCATGCCCATTCTGCTCCCTGGTGCACAAGCCGTAGTGCTCAAGGAACAGGAGGAATTCTCTGGCCATTCGCGCGTCGTTGGCGCCTGGAGCACAGTCGGGCCACGCGCTCAGATCCAACTCCTCGCCGCGATATAGTTCAATCGCCTCCACGTGCCGGAAGACCGGGGCCGCCTCGCCGGCGAGCGGTATGACGATTCTGGTTAGCTCGAACGGCGTCAGATACGCTTCGGCTCCACCGCCGGCGGCGTCCAATGCCGCAAGAATATCGAGGACGAGCAGGAGCGGCCTTATTCTAAGCTCACCCCATTTTCGCTGCTCGCTGGCGCGTTCGATACGAGGGTTGGGAAGCTCCAGCGTCTTGACCATCGTTATGGCGAACTCAGTGGGCGCAATGTTACCTTCGGCAAGCTCTCGGCCCAGAGAGGTCAACCTGATGCCCGGCTGGGTGTGCTTCAACAAACCAAGGGCTTTCCAGTATTGCCCAGAATTGCGAATGATGTTCCTCTGGGTGCTACGGGCGAGTGTGACACTGGTCTTGGTCTCCTTTTGAATGAGCTTCAGTGTCTGCATGAGGCGCTCGTCGCTGGGTTTGATGTCCTCTAGCTTGGCCAGCGCCCTGAGTACACCGAAGTAGACCGGTGGATCATTGAGTCCCTCTGTGGGGGTAAGGGTTGCCCAGCGCCATCTATATCCCGGGAACGGCTTGGCTGGTGGTTTCATCAGACCTCGCGCGGAAAAGCCCGTGCTATCGCCTCTGCCATGAGCGGTGGAACAGCATTGGCAACTTGCCGGTATACTGACGTCTGCGAACCCACGAACACGAATCCCATCGGGAAGGACTGTGCGATTGCCATCTCCCTGCAGGACATTCGCCTGTGGTTGCCAGGATGATGCAGTACGACCACACCACCTCGGTCATCTCCCCTGGCAGTCACAGTTGGAGCCGGTCTGCCCGGGTCCACGCGCCGGTGTCCGAGGTAGTTGTTGAAGCGAAGCTTGTACTTCGAGTAAGTGTGATTTGGCAAGTCAGGCGCATCTTCGGGCTCGGGTATATGGGCCAGCGCTTCGCCGATGGAGACCCAGGGCTTCATCCGTGTGTCGAAAAGGCTTGGCTGTGCCTCGGAATCTGGGTCGGCGTGGGTCGGTTCTGGGAAGCTGACATGGATCCCGATGTCGAGGCGGACGCCCACGAGTATCACGCGCTCCCGCGTCTGGGGGACGCCGTAGTCCGCCGCGTTGAGCACCTTGCAGGCTACACGGTAACCGGCGCTGGCAAAATCATCCATGATCATCGCTACGACCCTACCCTTAGCCAGCGACAGGATGCCTTTGACATTCTCAGCAACGAAGAAGATCGGCTGCTTGTCCGTGATGATACGCAGCAGTTCTAGATAGAGCAGGTTGCGTGAGTCCTCCTCCCGGCGGCTCACGTTGGCCACAGAGAAGCCTTGGCAGGGGAAACCACCCATGACAATATCGCAATCGGGCACCTCCTTGGAGGCCACCCCGCGGATGTCACCGAGTATGACGTGGTCACCGATGTTGCGGCGGTAGGTCTCCACGGCATCCTCATACGAATCGATGGCCCACACAACCCGATGACCTGCGCGAATGAAACCCAGGTCCATTCCGCCGGCGCCCGAGAACAGGGAGGCTACGCGCATGTCTCTAGGCGTTCCTCGAGCACCGCCAGCTGCTCGCCGAGACGCTTGGCAAAGAGCACTGGCACAGCATTACCAACCTGCCTATAGCACGAGTTCATGCTGCCGACGAACCCGAAGTCCGTCGGAAACGTCTGGATAATGGCGGTTTCGCGAACGCTCATCCGCCTGTGATTCAGGGGGTGCTGCAGTGCGCAGACGCCGCCGCCGCCGTCGCCTCGGGCCAGGACGGTCGGGGAGGGTTTGCTCGGGTCAGTCCAACGGTGTCCAGTGAAGTCCCGGTTCGTCACCTTGTACCTAGAGTACACATGATTGGCTAGACTGCAGTCAGCGGCATCAGGCTCAGGCACATCCTTGAGGGCTTCCCAGCAGGTGGCCCAAGGCAGCAATGCATCCTGCAGCAGCACCGCCGACTGATCGGGCTGTGCGTCCCTTGAATGGGTGGGTTGCGGAAAGATGTAGTCCAGGTCGGGGGGGAGGTCGTTTCGGGTTCCAGCGATGATTACTCGCTGGCGGGTTTGTGGCACGCCATAGTCCGCAGTGTTGAACAGCTGATACTGCACCCGATACCCGGATTCGCCGAAATCCCGCACGATACGTCGGATTGCGGCGCCCCCCGCAAGTGTCAATAGACCGCGCACGTTCTCCGCCAGGAAGTACAGCGGCTGCTTTGTGCGAACGGTGCGCACGAAGTAGACGTAGAGGTTGTTGCGAGTATCCTCCAAAGAACGCCTGAGGTTCGCTCTGGAGAACCCCTCGCACGGAAAGCCGCCGACAACAACGTCGGCCTCTGGCATCGTGTCTAGGCCGATCTCTCCGATGTCGCCCTCCACAATATGAGGCCCGATGTTCAGTCGGTAGGTCGCAGCGGCATCCTTGTCCAGTTCGTTCGCCCACAGAACTGTGTGGCCAGCTTGGATCAAGCCCAAGTCTAGTCCGCCCGCGCCGCTGAAGAGGGATATGACTCGCATCCGATCAACATCCTGTCAAGCAAATCGACGCTGTTCAGTGAGCAAGACTTGCCCCTGTTCACGCCAGGCTACGCACGCCAGCTTTCTGCCCCCTGAGTGGACTGCTTCCGCGACTGACGCTGCTCGCTGAGCGATGTGGCGTGGACTCCAACGCGAGGTTACAGCGGGCATCTATTGCACGACGGTCTCCAGGGTGAACCCACTAATGAACCATGATAGCACGATGGTCTCTAGATGTCAACATCGGGCTACTATCCTGAGGTCCGTCCCAGTGCACTGCACAGCACGTGTCAATGGCCCTCCACCAAGGGCTACCGCCTCGACCGGAACTGGACGTCCTGCACCTTTGGCGGGTCGCGCCCGATGTACTCACGGACGCGCTGGCCGCCTCGGGTCGTGTGCAAGAGGTAGAGATACTTGCCCTCGCGCCAGTGTTCGGTGGCCTGGGTCGCGCCTTGCTCCTCTAGGGCTGCTATCTTCGCTTGGTGGTCCTGGATGGTGGCGGCTGGTGAGGTGGCCAGGCGGGCGGCTGTGGCCAAGGCAGCGGGTGGCGGGGTGGCCTGCTGGGGGTGGGCGCCTGGGGTCTTTGCACAAGTTGGGAGCGGATCGGCGGCGGCCCAAGCGCAGGGAGCCCGGCACCATCATTTTTGTTCATGCCGGGCGGAGTGCGCGCCCCGGAGCTCGGGAACCGCGTATTATTCTTGTTTATTGGTTCCCGAGCGGAGGGGCGATGGTGCGGCGCAGGCTTTGTTGCGTGGGCGCGGCTGGTTGGCGGGTGGTGGGGGAGACATCCAGCGGGCTGTTTGGTCAGGGGCGGGTGGCGTAGAAATCTTCCGCTCTATTTTCTATCGATCTTCCGCTCTATTATTGCGGCGGCGGCTGGGGGTCGTGAAGGTGGACACGTGAGCGGCATCGGCGCGCGGGGGGGTGAAACATCAATTTTCCGCTGCATTATTTTATTATTCTGGTGGCGACTGTGGGTTGTGAAGGTGGGGATGTTAGGGGCATCGGCGCGGGAAAATAGGAGTCCGCGGGTCCAGTTTGGCGGCATCGGCGGGGCGGGAGGTCTGGGCCGGGCCGGGGATCCTGAGCGGAGCGAGGCTCTCCCGGCCCGGCGGTCGGGGCTAGTAGCTGTGGTAGGTGGCGGGCTGGTACCTGTATCGGAGCGTCGGGATTCTGTCCGGGTCGACCAGTGCGGCGGCGGTGTCGGTGAGCAGCTGCAGCTGGCGCTCAAGGTCGGCGATGGTGGCCCGGTGTTGCTCGGCTTTCTTGTAGCGGTCGACGCGGTCCTGAGCCGCCTGGACCTTTGCGGGGTTGCAGCCAATGTACTCACGGACGCGCTTTCCGTCTCGGGTTGGGTGCAGCAGGTAGAGGTACTTGCCCTCGCGCCAGTGCTCGGTTGCCTGGGTGGCGCCTTGCTGTTCCAGGGCTGCTATCTCCTTGCGCGAGTATCTGATCTCTGCGGCGAGGTTGTCCAGCTGCTCGGCGGCGGCGGTGAGGTTCTTTCGTGCTTGTTCTATGTGGTCGTTGTCGATCATGTTGTCTCCTCCTGGTTCATCGTAGCTGCACATTGAGGTCGGGCCGGCACTTCTGGATGACGTCGGCCAATATGCTGCGGTGGCAGTGCTGCGGGTCGCGCTCCCAACAGCACAAGGTGCAGTCGTCGCGGAGGGCGGCCATCTCGTCGTTGAGGCCGCGAGGCCACCGCGCCCGCAGGATGTCGAGGTACGCTGCTCGGTACTCGTCCCAGGTGATGGCGCCGGATTTCCAGCCGCGTAGCAGCGATGGAGTGGGCATGACGTTGGGCCACCGGGCAGCTACCTGCAGGCCTGGAGGCACTCCCAGGCTGATGGAGATGATTTCTCGCGGCCTCTGCTCGTCGAAGTAGGAACAGAGCAACATGGCTTACGCCTCCTCCTCGTCGGTCTGCTCTAGCTGGTGTGCACTCGGGCGGTAGAATCGAACGGCGTAGTGTGGTTCATCGGGCACGAAGGCATGGCGTGGGCAGCGGTCCGGGTCGTGCCTGGCGGAGCATGTGGCGTGGGTCGACTTCGCGCAGCCTTGGCAGTGGTTCATGGTTGTGCCTCCTGGGGGTCTTGGGTCTGGTCTGGCTCTAGTCCTGGTATGCGGGGCTGCATCTCCCACAGCAGGCCGTGGTTGCCTCCGTCACACCGGCACTCGCAGATCGGGCCGCGGGCGGCGACACATCGGGGGTGGCATGCGTGCGTGGTCAGCAGCGTGTGGATTCTGGCGGCGGTTTCGGCGGTCACTGGCTCTCCTCCTGGGTGTGATTAGGGGCGGCCACGTGGATGGCGGCCGCCCCTGGTTGTCAGCTGCGGTCCTGCGTGGGTATGGCGCGCCGTGGGTTGGGGCCGGTGATCTCGCCGGTCTCAAGGTCCAGTGTGGCGGTTGCGCCCTGTTCGGCCTGGTCTGGCTGCCAGGTCTCCTCGTCCCTGCGCTGGTAGTAGGTCATGGTCTGCCACGCCTGCAGGTGCATCAGCAGTGCGAGGGCCATCTCCCTGACGGCCAGCCAGGGGAGGACGGTGCTCACGTTGGTGGCCTTGGCTCCTGTCTTCGGTTTGATGGCTCCATTGGTGCCCACTGGCTCGCCCGGTCCGTTGGCGATGGTGATGCGCACCGGATTCTCGGACTTGGTGGCGAGTTCGACGTGGAACGTGCGCGCCTGCAGTTCGCCATCTTTGCGGCTGCCTTTGAATTCTGAGTACCCGTTCCACCACAGCGACACGTCTCCGCGGGCGGTGTTGGCGGCGTTGGGCGTGTTCAGCAGGTCCCAGGCCAGCAGGGCGGCGCGGTTGGTGTCAACGTAGTGCTCGACGGTGGCGCTGGCTCCCTGCCCTTTCGCGTATTTCGTGAGCGTGAAGCGGATTTTCCCGAGATGTAGGGCATCCTCCACGGTGATGATCATGGCGGCGGACACTCGGCGGTAGATGCGGTAGAACATGGGCTTATAGGTCGGTTTGCTGTTGTCGGTCATGGTGTTTTCTCCTCTGAGCGGGTGAGCGTGATGGGCCAAAGCTGGTGGGCCTGGGGGGCGCCTTTGTACCAGTGGCCTGCGGTGATTGTGAACGGGCTGCGCCAGACGGTGACGGCGTGGGCTCCCACCTTGAGGGTGCGCCAGCCGATGTGGTTGGTGTACCAGATGCGCTTGACGTGTCTCATGGTTGCCTCCTTTTCAGGGTATCTGAGTTGCGTCGCGTTCGTCTCTTTTGGCGTTGGCGGTCCGCACTGCGTGGTTGCGCTGCTCGCGATAGGTTGACCAGAGCGGTATGCTGTAGCTGTCCAGTTCAGCGGGGGGCACGGTGCGCGGGTGGTTGAGGTCGGTCAGCACGGGGTGTAGCAGATTGAGAACGGCGCGCAGGGCGTGGAACTTTCCTGCGGCGGGGGTGTCGTGGTCCAGGGAGCAGACTTCGTCAGTTTCTTCCAGCTGTGTGATTCGCTGGTCTATCTCCGCAGAAATAGACTTCATCTCTGCGATGTACGCGGCGAGGGCTGCCTCTTCGAGGTAGGCGGGGGGGCCTCCGTCGCCGTATTTGGCGTAGAGGGCGGCGGCCTCCTTGTCTCCTGGTCGTCCTACGGCGGCCCGCACTTCGTCGGGGTCGTCGCGTACGCGGTAGGGGTCTCCGTTGTACATAGGCATGTTCAGGCCTCCTGTTCGATGTCGTTGATGATAGACAGTGCCTGATCTAGCTGGCGTCGTGCGGTGGCGCAGAAGCTGCAGGCCAGCAAGAGCATGACGCGGTCGATGGGTAGGTGGTGCGCCTCGTCGGCCATGTCGTTGATGAGCGTCTTGCTGTACTCTGCGTCGGAACTGGCGATGACTAGGCGGGTCCTGGCGACGGTGACGGCTGTTTTCATGATTCGTGTTCCTCCTGCTCGTTGTCCTCTTCCCATCTGTCGATGACGCCCTGGGCCCGTGTGACCATGGCGGCGATGAGGTTGGCGCGCATGTGGTGGACAGGGTTGAGGCTGTCCACGTGCGGATGGCGGCGGGCCAGTACGCCGGGATGTGCAGCTGTGACGCGCAGCACATCGAGGGTAGAAAGGGGGGCGAAGGTGGCGGCGACGTCCTGTGCAAGGCAGATGAAAAGCTGGTCGGGGTCGCGGTCCAGTTCGTCGCGTGTGGCCTGCTCCACCTGTTCGGCGAAGCGCTGCCAGTAGTTTTCTTCTCCGTCCATGTGGTGTCCCTCCTTGGTGACAGTATATCATCAATCGGTAACCTAGTCAAGCCCATCATTGAGGCGGCGGGGGCTGGTAGCGTTGCGGGTCCTGCCACCATTTGGGGTTAGCGTCGATGTAGGCTTTCCAGCGTTTGGCGGCCTCGGCTGCGGCGTGGTTGTGGTCTTGGTGGTTGCGTTCGAGGTCGGCCACCCGCTGGCGGTGTCTCTGGTATTCTTCCTCGGAGATGGCGAGCGTCATAGTGCCTCCTCTGCTGATAGTCTGGTCTCCACGTTGTCAAGCCGGGCCGGGGGATCCTGAGCGCAGCGAGGCTCTCCCCGGCCCGGCTGGCTGCTAAAGGCCGCCTTTGTAGCTGTAGTCGATGATGCGCTCTAGGGCGTCGTCCTCCAGGGCAAGCGCCTCACCTGCCGGGCACTCGCAGTAGTGGCCGTCGGGTGCGCCTCCGTAGTTGTCGCAGGCGGGGCACACGGGCAGCAGGGCGCGATAGTAGGTGCCGCGGTGGATGCGCCTGTAGTCGTTGACCAGGGCCAAGCATGAGCGCTTGTCGCGGGTCACGGTTACGCAGCGCTTGGCGCCGGTGTGCGGCTCCAGTTCGACGATGGCGACCATGTAGGGGTGCGAGCTGGGGTCACCTGCGAGGCGCTGGGGCACGTCGTCCCAGGTGAGCGGCGGTGCTGTGACTTCGATGGCGGCGGTGACTGTGGCGGTGGCGGTGATGGTCATTTTCGGGTCCTCCTCGTGTGTGTTACTGGCGGTTGTTTTCGGCGGCTAGTCTGGTCTCCACGTTGTCGATGATCTGGCTGGCGACGCGCTGCCCTCTCTCGATGTTGCGCAGGAGGTCGGCGGGGTCGTCGGTCCAAGTGGCGACATAGTTCGCGGGGCTGTCGCCGACGTCGACGCCAAAATGCAGGCAGACGATGGCGGCCACCAGTTCGGCCAGTGATTCCGTGACGCGCTTGCCCACCTCTGCGCGCCAGTCGGGGGCGAGTTCGTGCGCTAGTTCGTGGGCTATGGTCAAGGGGACGTTGCCCTTGTCGCTGTATGCCATGGTGCCCTTCCGTGACCAACCGAGGGCTCCGCTGGCCGACTCCTCCCGGCGAACCTCGATTCCCAGGGCGGCGGCGTAGTCGAGCAGGGCGGTTTCAAGGCGTCCGTCTCTGCCTTCGCCCTTCCAGTCTGGAGGCTCGGGCAGTTCGTCGCCGTCGGTCTGTTTGACGTCGAAAACGTGCACGGGTTTGAAGCGGATGCCGGTTTGCACCTGCTTGCTCTCGCCGGTCTCGGTGTCTTCGGTCGTGGCGGTCAACGGGATGGGCGCAAGTATCCCTATTCCCTTTTCTCCCTTTCTGACCTGTCGGCCCATCGCCTGCCATCGGCGGTACCCGGCCACCCGTGTTGCACCTGGGTGCTGCATCCATATCAACAGGACGTTGCCCGCGCTGTAGTGGTGGAACCTGGCGACGTGGGCAAGCCACTGCTGGAACTGCTCCGACGCTCTGACATCTCCGGCGCTGGCTACTAGGGCTGCCATCTGCTCTTGTATCTGCTCTCTGAGTTCGTCTGCCTTTCCCATAGTTCTTCTCTCCTGGGTCCGGTCCGAGCGGGTGCAAGCTCTCTACCTGCACCCGCTGCCGGTCTACTCGGCCGCTGCTACGACAGCAGGGCCATTTCTCCTGCCTGGGCCGCCTCGACGGTGAGGCTGGCGCGCTGCCACACCAGACCGGGGGCCGGGACTGGCGGCGGGTCCGGCTGCGGGTCTGGCTCGCAACGGAGGCGGCATATCATCTCGACGGCGAGGCGGTGTTTACACCACCCGGCGGGCGCGCCACGGGGGTTCGCATTGTGGCGGCCGCTGCTCCTCCAATTGCAGTGCTGGCGGTAGTCGGGGCAAGTGCACGACTGGTCGAGGCGGTCGACCAGATAGACGACTCCCGCGCGCGCCTGCGAGGGCACGTGCCAGAGCCTGCTGGCCGGGACGTTCACCTTGGAGGGGGCGTTGCTGCGGAGCATCTCCGCGGCCTTGTGTAGCCTCGACGCGAGGGCGGGCACGTTCTGTTCTCCGGTCTCGACCAGGGCGGCGATAGTCGCGGGTCTCATGCTGTCTGCTCCTCTCCTGCCTGTCGGCGGGTCTGGCGGAGGTGCCACGCGACGGCGGTCGCCTGGCTGATCTCCACGTCGTAGGGCAACGATTGACGCGCTGCCGATCTCACAGCCGCACGGCGTTGCGGGCTGCGCCTCTCCTCGCGGGCAACGAGAGACGCGAGGGCCTCACCGAAGCGGGCCGGTTGACACTGGTAGCGGCTATACATCTTCCTCTCCTCTCTCTAGGCTGGCGGCACTCCTGCAGCCAGCGACACTGTTACCGAACAACGGGGGGCTGTCCCAACAACACGCGCTCACCGAACAAGCCCCCGGCGGGCGCCATCGGGCGACCGCATCAGCCGCAGGGGCGGGCGAAACGCACCCGCCCCCAACAAGCGGGCTACCAAGACGACACATCCTCGGGCCACGCCTCCGACCAGGGCAACGCCAGCTGAGCGGGGGCGACGCGGCACCAGCGCCACGCGGACACGCCAGCGGGCAACGGCAGGCAGGGCACGCGCGACCAGAGGCCAGAGCCGGACAAGACGGGCAGCGGCGGGCCAGAGAAGGCGCAGAGGGCGCCGACGGGCACACCGGCGCGCGCAGCCAGGGCGCAGGAGCGCAACGAGCCACGCGAGGACGGCGAGGCGAGGACGGCCACGAGACACGAGCCGGGCGCACCAGCGGCGACAAAGCCAACCAGAGCGAGGGCACGGCGGAACAGGCGGACGCGAAACGGGACACGCGGGGCCGGGCCGCAAGCCCAGCGCACGCACGCACCACGCCGGGCAGCACGGAGCACGGCGGCCACGGCGGACACGGCGGACGACGAGCCAGCGCCACCCGGGCCAAAGGCGGCGAACACCACGAGACGGCGGGGCAGCGAGGCCGCGGGCAGGAGGCGAAGAGCCGCCAAGACAACGAGCCGATCCGCGCCCACACAGCAGGACGAAACGACGGCGGCACCCGACGCCACCACCGCGGCCACGAACGGGGCCACGAGGCCCACCAGAGACGGCGGCAACGAGCGAGAGCCCACAACGGCGACACGGACAGAGCGGACAGAGGACACACCAGACACGACACCACCTCCCACCGAAAAGCCTGACGAGCGAAGCCGCAAACGATTGATCACTACAAGGAACCAAGCCCGGCACCGCCGCAGGGAACCCCGAACCGCCCTGTAAGGCGACTCCCGCACGAAGTGGGGGCAGAGCAGGGCAGCCAAGGGGGGCTATAAAATATTCCGTTGTGCCCCCCATTGGCTGTCCCTGGCGGGAAGGGGCGGGGACGGGCAAAAAAATTACTCGGAAAGAAACGCAACAAACGCGAAAGAGCCATGGGAACGAGGAAAGGAGAAGTTTTTCCCCCTGGTGTGTGGTGGTGGGTGGACCCCTTAATGAACCTTGTGCTTTTTCGTGCATCCGTGGTCCGGATTGTTGAGGAGGGGCCCGATATATGCGGCGGCGGCGGTGAATTCGGAGTGGCCAACACAGATGCACGGAAAACACAAGCATTTTTCGCGCCTTTTAGCGAAAAATCACAAGAAACTCTACATCTAGCCTATTTTGCACATTCCTCGACGTCGCCTGTCTGTGGGCCGCGACGTTGCTTGCAGAGCCAAGAGTGGGTGTCGCGGCAGCGAGAGCCCTCAAGACGGTGTTCGGGCCCCAAAAGCCGTTCCCGTGCATCGGAAATCACACGGCGGCGGTCGGTTGGAAGCGGCGAGCGACAGCGCGCTGATCTAGTTGGTTCGGTGGGATCCAGAGGGGTACAGGGTGCGCGGAGCTAGGCTGCGCGGGTAGGTTGTGAGGTTGTAAGGGGGTGGTGGTCTGGGGGCGTTGGCGGTTTTCTGCAAAACGAATGCGAAGGGACCAGCGGCGGCCCCCCTGGCTCAGCGGACTGCGCCCCTCTGCTGGCCGCCTGCTGGGCCCGGAGCATCATGATCTCGACAGTGCGGGCGGTGGCGGTATCCGGCCCTGAACGGAGGGGGCCCCCGAAGCAGCGAAGGCACTGGAACGCGTCAGCGGGCCAGCTGCCGAGCGCGCAAGTGGGTGCCCCTGGAGAGATAGGGGAAAAGGAACGCCCGCCCGCACGGTGCTTGCAGAGCCAGGGTTGGGTGCGCGGAGCTCGGGGTCTTGGTTGCTTTGTGGTTGGCTGTTGGTGAGCGGGAGAGACCGTATGATCTTCCGCTCTATGTTTGTTGATTATTTCAGCGATTATTGGATCTTCGGTGTGGCTTTGGGTATCACGCTGTGAGGGGTGCGGGTGGATTTGGTGACAGATGGGCGACCAGGTGCAGCTCTGCGGGTGACCAAAGGGGTCGTCGGTCGGGGGTATGTGAAGCCCCCGCGGCGACGCGACATGGACGGCCTCCATGAGAGGTCCATCTCGCGTGAGCCGCAGGGGCAGCGGTCATCGTAGCACAGTTCGCAGACATAGGCGAGCGGGGAGATCCGCCCGCGGTCACGCCGCGCTCTGGTGGGGTTGGCTACCTACCTGCTCAACATAATGCCATTATGTTGAGCCGAGCGGAGGGAAGCCTCTAGGCCTCTTCGCACTAAACCGGTTAGTGCGAAGAGCCGACGCGAGGCGTAGCAGGGGATGCGTCGCGGCCTCAGTGTTCTGGGCGAGGGCTGTCGGAGGGGTGGGGGTTTGCTTTAAGGGGTTCAAGGGGGGGGAGAGGGAGGCAGCGCGCGGGGTAGTCCGGCCGGCGAGCCCGGCAAAGAGGGGTGACGTGGTCTCCGCGGGTGTACGTCACTTCGCGGAGCGGAACAGCGGCGAGCCCGGCAAAGAGGGGTGACGTGGTCTCCGCGGGTGTACCTCACTTCGCGGCGCTGCACACCGGCGGGCGCAGCAAAGAGGGGTGACGTGGTCTCCGCGGGTGTACCTCACTTCGGGGTGGCGCACACCGTGGATGCTACCCTATCAACTTGGCGAGACGTTGGACGCTAGGCGCGCCTGGAGGGACTCGAACCCCCGACCCACTGCTTAGAAGGCAGTTGCTCTATTCCACTGAGCTACAGGCGCCTGCCGACCATTGTAAACCACGGTCAGGGAGTTGTCAAGCACTCAGCGAGCCAACACTCCTGTAGCTAAAACCGCAGCGGACTACCGAGAAGACTCTGGTCCAGTACAGGTACATACGGGGTAGCTTTGTCAGTTGGCTCCAAGAGCAGGGACTTGAATCTCCGCAAGAGATACCGCCCACCACATCCGAGAGTACCTGCTGCGTCTCCAACACCCTGGCCTCAAGGACACTACGCAACGTGCACACGCAAGAGGCATCAAGACGTGGTTCCGCTGGCTTGTCGCTGAGGGAGAGTCGCAGGATTCCCCGCAAACGGAAAAGGGCCATCCCCCACGGGGACAGCCCTTCCAATAGCTACGTTCTTGTCAGTCGCCTACTCTCTGCTCCTCCAGCGAAGCGCGGCGTATCCTGCCAGACCAGCGAGGCCGCTGCCCAGGAGCAGGATTGAGCCTGCCTCAGGGACGAATTCCACGGTCGGCTCCAGGTAGTAGTCCTCGGTCTCTCCGTCTTCTAGACACGGCGTGTCAATCGGCCTGCCCGCGGCCCACCACCCCGAACCCAGCGCCACGAACTGTTCATCCGACAGGGTGACGCGCGCCCAGAGCGGGTCTGTGTCGCTGCCAGGATGGCAGGGGATGATGGGGATGGACGCCGTGAAGCGCCCCGCCGCGTCGGGCACGACCGGAAAGTCCTGGATAGCCCACTCGTCGCTGCCGCAGCCGCACGCTCCACCATCGTTCCAATCACCGTCGCGGTTCCAGTCGAACCAGGCTTCGATGTAGTACTCGGGAGGCGCTCCCACTACTTGGATCCACCCCTCCACGGAGACGTTCACCGGAGTGCAGTGGGGCAGAGTGGGGGGGAACCTCACCCCGTCATCGTGCCCATCCCGGTCAGCGGTGTCTGTCTTCGGGTTGATGTTGGTCAGGCCGTCCGCGTCCGGTGCCGTGTCGGCATCCCATTCACCGCTCTTGCTCGGTAGCGGTGATGGACCGAGATACGACGGAGAAGACGCCCCATGGCACAACCCATAGCCATCGGGTGAGGGCGGTGCCCCTTGAAATGGGAACGCTACCACCGGGAAGTTGGCCTTGACGCCTGGGGGGCCGCCAGCGGGATAGGCGGTCATGTCTAGCAGGAAGCTGTTGTAACTGGTAGGCGCGTCGCCAACGTCTCTCCATGGAGTTGGGATTCCCTCGGTGGAGCCATCCTGTGCTTGGGCGATCCCTGGTAAGATTAAGACGACAACCAGACAGCACGCTGTGCATAGCAGCGGCCATCCTCTTGCCCCGTGCCGACCCTTCGTACCCATCTTGAACTCCTCCTCCTTCCTCTTGAGACAACGAAAACCGCGATCAGAGAACTACTGGTAGCCTTCTACTCTCTGCTCCTCCAGCGAAGCGGCTCCCCTGAGCGCAGCCGAAGGGTGGCGTATCCCGCCAATCCAGCGAGACCGCTGCCCAGAAGGAGAACTGAGCCAGGCTCAGGGACGAACAGTGCAGCAGCGCAGTCCTCCGCCAGCAGCCAGCTGGCCTCAGCAGAGTCAATGCGGTTCTGGCCCTCGTCGAGCAGCTTCACCTGATAGGTCCACTCTCCGTACAAGTCCTCTATTCCACCAGAGGCGTCGATACCTTCAGGCAGCAGGGATGACTCGCTCGCCGTTAGCCCGTCGCAGTACGCAAAAAACCTAAATGTCTGCGGGTCCTGAGCCGGCGGCGCGAAGCAGTGAAACATGGATTCATACTGGGGTGGGAGCATTCGGGAGCACAGCTGATAGTTTGGATTCTGGACCCACCCGCCGTAGGTGATGGGGACCTGATACTCCTCTGGGATGGGTATCGGCAGCGTGTTGGCGTCGCCCCTCTCCATCGGAAAGCATTCCACACATGCCTTGTCAGCGGTGACGTACAAGCCCTGGGCAAAGGCCACCCCACCCGCCAGCAGCAGCGCCAGGCTCACGCCCAACAGTATGCCTCTCAGCCAACGCTTCCTCATCGCTCCTCCCTCCTTCCTTTCTTCACTGAGTCCGATCCTGTCGCCCACAGTATAGCGCATTTCTGAACCCGTGTCAATCCCTAGTGAACACTCTTGAGGTGCATTGCCGGTACCCTTTGCGTCTGCCACAATGCTACTGAAGCCCCGTTGGTACAGTCAACCTAGGTGATTGCACCTTCTGGTACTACCCCCTCAACGGCGGGGCCTCTTGTTCTTGGCAAGAACGCGTGTTGCGCCGTGTTCACCTTCTTGATGTAGTCGGCTGACTTGGCCTGACCGCTTGGTAGATTGCCTGATACGTGCTCTAGCCTGTGGGATAGACCCTGTCCCCTACCCCCACATCCAGAGATGCTTGGCTCTGCCAGGGGAGGGCCTGGAGAGAGCGCATAAGCTACAACTCACCCGTTGACAACCCGCCGTAGACCTACCACCCAAGAAGAAAAGGGCCATCCCGTGCAGGGACAGCCCCTCCAATAGCTACGTTCTCGTCACTCGCCTACTCTCTCGTCCTCCAGCGCAAGGTCGCATACCCCGCCAGGCCAGCGAGGCCGCTGCCCAAAAGGAGCATCGTCGCTGGCTCGGGGACGAACTCCGCCTCACACGGGTTCAGGCAGAGAACCGTGCAGCCTCCAGTGTAGTCCCCTTCGTCCACAGGTTCGATGGGCCACCAGGCAGCTACCTCGCCACTCCACCCGGGGAACCCCGACAGGCCATAGAAAGACGCCATCATCCAGCGCAGGTCGAAGCAGTCGCCCGCGGCAGGGTCAGGGTTGTTCAGAGGGGAGGTGTCCAGGTCCACCCTCATCTCCATGTGGGCGCCAGTGCCCTGGAGCAAGCCCCTGTAGGTGACCCCAGTGAACGGCTGATCACCGCCGCACTCCGTGTGCG